CAAAACACCCTTACGCCGTTACCGATAAGGCATACGCCGCGCTTCTTGATCTTGTAACGGATATTTGCCGTAGAAACGGGATCAAAAAGCTGGTATGGAGTACAAAGAAAAGCGACCGCGTAAACCACAAGAACGGTTGCAATATGACGGTTCACAGGGACTACGCAAATAAGGCTTGCCCTGGCGATTACCTGTATAACAGGCACGGCGCGATCGCGGCGGAGGTAAATAAGAGGCTGGGCGCTTCGGCGGCGGAGCCGGAAAAGCCTTCGACCGGATCGGGCGCGCTTTACAAGGTGCAGACAGGCGCGTTCAAGCAGAAATCAAACGCACAGGCGCTGGAAAAGAAATTGAAGGCGGCGGGCTTCGATACCTACGTCGTGAATACGGGCGGCTATTACAAAGTACAGGTGGGAGCATTCAGCAAGAAGGAGAACGCCGAAGCAATGCTTGCAAAGCTGAAAGCGGCGGGATATTCCGACGCATTTATCACGACCGGAAGCGGCGGGACGGCGGCGGCTTCCGTGAAGGCAGGAAGCAAGGTTCGCTTGAAGCAGGGCGCGAAAACCTACGACGGGAAAAGCCTTGCTTCCTTCGTGTATAACCGCAATCACATTGTAAAGG